AGCGTCTTGGTGCATCAACTATCTTTACTACACAGCAAGTCGCCGATGGTATGCAAGTCATGGGATTAAAAGGCTTGTCTGTTAATCAAATTTTTGAAGTAATGCCAAAAGTTCTCGAGCTTGCTACGGCTGCTCAAATGGATATTGCCGAATCGGCTAATATTGTTATTAACATTATGAATTCTCAAAAACTATCGGTAGAAGAGCTATCGACGGTTAATGATGTATTGGTTTCTGCTTTTACAAGATCATCCGCCCAACTTGGAGCATTGGGTGAGTCATTTAAGTATGCAGGTAATATCACACGGGTAACTGGATTATCAATTCAAGAAACAGCAGCTTCATTTGCTTTTATGGCCAAAGTAGGTATTGATGCTTCAATGGCTGGTACTGCCATGAGAACTGCTATGGCCAAGCTTGCCGCACCAAGTAAACAGATGATTGGAATTATGCATAGGCTTGGTGTTAAAATTTATCAAATGAAAGATGGCAAGAGGGTTGTTAAACCATTCATCGATATTTTAAAAGAGTTTGAAAGAGCCGGTGCCGATGCAGTAAGTATGACAGAATTGTTGGGGTTGAGAGCTGGTCCGGGATTTGCTTCATTATTGGGTATGTCTGAAGAGATAGAAGAACTTATCAGATTGATGGGAGTAGATGTAGGCATTGCATCACAAATTGCAATAACCCAAATGAGTGGATTGCCAAAAGTAATTGCTGAGTTGGTGGCGGCTTGGGAGATTGTTCGAATTTCTTTTATGGAGAGTAAATTTGGTGACTGGGTTCAATCCTTCATTAAATGGTTTACGAATCTTCTCAGAACAATTGCTGATGCCGATCCAACGATGAAAGCAATTGCTGCGGCAGTATTGGTATTTATTGGTGTCTTGGCTCCGGTTATTTCTTTGCTGGGATTATTTGTCATGGCGATTGGTGCTATAGTTGCAAATGCTGCCATCATAGGAACAGTAGTAGCGATAGGAGCGGCGTTTGCTACGATGGCCGCTGCTGTTACTCTTCTCATCACCAATCTTGATGCGATAGCAGCATGGTTCAATTCTATTCCTGAGAAAATAAATGGGTTTGCAAATGCCGTTGAAAGAATGGCTGTATCTATTTTTGATAGTCTTACAAGTATGATCCCTGACTTTGTTTTAAAATGGATGGGATCTGGTGAAGGGCAATCTCTTATAGATCAAGCGAGAGTAAATCAATTAGCAACTGTAACTTCCAACAACAAAAGTTCTGCCGATATTACTATCAAAGTCACTTCTGAAAACGGATCATCCGCTACAATTGGTGGGGTTACTAAAAAGGGTGACGCGAAAGTAAATGTAATTAATGATGCCTATCTCGGTATGGGTGCAGCATTTGGTGGGAGCGGATTCTAATGAGCTGGAGAGATAATTTAAGACAAGCATCATTCAGAGGGGTTCCTTTCAAGGTTCTTTCTCATACTTATTCTGTTGGTAGAAGAAATACAGTTCATCAATATCCTAATCAAGATGTTCCATATGCTGAGGACCTCGGTTTAGACGCAGATGAATTTACTATTGAAGGGTATATTATCCAGACTGCTCAAGATAATGATGACTACGGAGCCAATTACGATTACTTCACAGAAAGGGACGCTCTCATAACAGCATTAAAAGCATCTGGCAAGGGCACCCTTATACATCCATTCCTTGGAGAAAAAGTCGTCGTCACCGTAGGGAGACAGAGTATACGAGAGACATTTGATAGTGGTGGCTGGGCAAGATTCTCCATGCAGTTTATGCTTGCAGGAGAAAACATTACTCCTGCAAAAGTAATTAATCCTGTTGGATCTGTAGATGAAGCCGCCGAGAATGTTTTAAACACTTCCGCAGACAACTTTTATAATCAGTATGATATTACCGATAAGCCCGGGTGGGTGGTAGATAGTGTTACGAATGACTTTTCGTCTTTTATTAATTCAATGAAGTCAACGGTTACAAGAATCAGAGCGACTTCAGGATCTTCTCTTGAACAAATTAAAATGGTTTTCGATGATACAAGAACCACGATGCTTGAAGTAGCCGCCTATCCTTGTCAAGTGGCTGGTCTTGTGAATGATGTTTTTGAAAGTGTTCTCGGCCTTGCCAATTTAGTTGGCTCTGGATATCTTGGAGAAGTGCTCGGCAATTGTAGCGGTCAGGTTTACTTTAATAAATTAGATCCAAATGGCTCAGAGATTTCAAGGGACCTTGGCTACTCGATGGCCAATTCTCTTCTCCTTGTTTCTGGTGATTCTGATTACAATGGCTATGGGGTTACATCAAGCAACAGTTTAAGTTCGATTGGTGGAGATCTCGATGAGATCACTGTTTCTACCGAGACAAGAGCACGTCAAGCGGCTAATCGTTTAGCGATGATCAATATTATCAGGGCTCAAGCTCTTATGGCCGCAATGAGAGCAGCGATCAGAATTAATTATGATAGTGTACAACAATTAAAAGCAATGCAAGACAAGATAATTCTTTCGCTTGATTATTTACTTTTGAAATTGGGAGATGAGTCATCGAGTGATCCATATAATAATTATGGCATTTATGTCGATCACAGAGATTTATATGGGGCTATTGAAGATTTGAGATCTGTTTTTATTAGAGCAATGAGAGAAAAAATTCTGTCTGTTGCGATTGAATTAGTAATCGAGGCACCACCAGATAGCATCAGTGCTTTACAATTAGCCCATCAAAGGTACAATGATTTAAGTAGAGAAGATGAAATTTATCAGGCAAACAAAACAACTATCAAACATCCCGGTTTTATGACAGGTGAATTGAGAGTTCTGAGTGAATGATAATAAGAACAAAATAGTATTAAAAATCGGGGGTAATAGTTTTTCCGGTTGGAAGTCTGTCGAGATAAGTCATAGCATCAATAAAATTTCTCCTTCTTTTGCTATGTCATATACAGATAATTATCCAAATAAAGTTGATGATCGTAGTTTTCGTCTTGGGCAAGAAGCATTTGTTGAGATTAATGGTTATCGTTTAGTAACCGGATGGATTGAAGAAATTAGAAGTGATTATAATTATGTTGAAAAAAGGCTTGAGATTAGAGGGAGAGACAAGATAGGAGATCTGATTGATTGTTCTAACTGGGGACCTACTTCTAAAAATGAGTTTTTTAATCAAACTATTTTAAATATTATCAAGGCTCTTTGCAAACCATTCTCGATTTCTGTTTTAGTAGATGATAGTGCTGCTATTGCTGTACAAAAAAAAGCAGCGGCGGATTCGTGGAAAACAAAAGAAGGCGATACTATATTCGATAGTATTTTAAGATTGTGCAGAATGAATGCAATTTTACCTATTGGATATGGTGATGGAAAAATTACTCTAACAAGAACCTCTACAAAAAAAGCAAACGATTCACTTGAACTTGGAAAAAATATTTTAGCAGGAACAAGTGAGAATAGTAATATCGAAAGATTCAGCGACTATATTATAAAGGGAACTGGTAATGGATCGGATGATTTTTCAGAGGTACTTGAAACAGTAACTGGCCCATCGGCGGTTGCAACAGATGCTTTAATTACAAGACATAGGCCTCTTGTTATAATTACTGACGATGTAGTCAATGAGATAAGTCAGTTACAAGATAAAGCAAAGTGGGAAGCATTAACGAGAGCAGGTTTTTCAAGAAGGTATGAGTACAAAGTTAATGGTTGGATTCAACAAAATGGTGAGCCATGGATGATTAATTCATTGGTAAAAATTAATGATACGATTTCTAAAGTTCAAGGAACTTTATTAATTACCGATATTACTTATTTATTATCTAATGAAAGTGGGATGATTTCTCAAATTACAGTTATGTCTCCAGATGCTTTTAAATTATTATCTTTGGCTGAGAAAATTAAAAGCTCGGCCGATAATTATGATATATCAGGTTTGATGGATTAATATGAATGCAATCTCAAAAATTTTAAGACCGATTAAAAATAGTATTATGATGCTACTTGGTCGAGCACTCGTAGCCGCCATCAATGATTCCAATCAAACTCAGTTACTTCAATTAAGACTATTGGCTGATGAGGTGGCAACCGACGTTGAGAGATTCGAAGACTATGGCCTATCGAGTTATCCTCTTGTCGATGCCCAAGCATTAGCTGGTTTCATAGGGGGTAATCGTCACCAAGGGATCGTAGTATGTGTCCACGATAGAAGATACAGACCCAGTTATTTGTCGTCAGGTGAAGTCGCTCTGTACTCATACGAAGATAAAACTGGAAGTCATCGAATCCATTTAAAGAGTGGACAGATAATTCAGATCAAGGCAACTACTCTTGACGAAGATGTTTCTGGGGCTCATACTTTAGATGCCGCCTCTTCTACTGAGTCAATCTCCGGCACAAAAACTATTACCGGTACCGCTGTAAATATTAATGGCCCTACTGTTATTCTCGGAGCTACTATTGTTTTGAACGGAGCAGTTACTATTGGTGGTGCCGCTGGGTCAGGGAAAACAATAGCGACAAGCGATCTAAAAAATATTTTCAACAATCATGTTCATACAGACCCACAAGGCGGAAATACTGGTGCCCCTACAACTACTCTTGCCGATTCTAATTTCACGAATTCGAAAGCAAATTAATGACACTACAAGAAATAGCAATAGCGTGGAATAGCGAAGAGTTTGAAGGAGATCTCAATTACGTTAACGGAGATCTTGCTCTTGAGCAAGGATTATACTCTGCTGTTCTTATCAGTCTTTTCACAGATGCCAGAGCAGCAGATGATGATATTCTCCCCAATATACTTGATGACAATCGCAGAGGGTGGTGGGGAGATCTTGTAAATCCTTTAGTAAAAAATGATAAAATTGGATCAAGACTATGGTTACTTGAGAGATCTAAAA